TGACGCACAAATATTGAGATAGTCGACCATGATAACATCTGGTACGAATCCTTTCTTGAGATTTAATTCGTTCAACAAGGAACGAAAGTGGATAGTTGATGCCGTGGCTGTAGCATATTCTTTGATGATAAGTTTACCGTTTGTCTTTTGCTTTAGTGTAGCAATTCTCTTATCATACAAATCTTTTGGTAGAGCCTGTAGGTCATCAAATGTAATGTTCATTAGATTGGCGTCGATACGCTTGGCAACTTCTTCTTCGGCCAACTCTAATGTGATATAAAGAACGTTCTTGCCCATAGCAAGATAACTAGCAGAAAAATGACAAAGAGTAAGAGATTTACCACCGCCGACACCACCCATAACAACATTGAGAGTTTTTCTCGGAACGCCATTCTTCGTAATCTTATTGAAGAAATCCAAATCAAACGGCAAGCGTTCTTCCACACGGTGATAATGCTCATATCGTTCTACAGCATTTTCAAGATAATCGTGACCAACATTCGGATCGAAAGATATAGCCAGAGCATCAGACAACAAAGTAGGTATAGCACCCTTAGATAGTTTTCCCTTCCCATTCATAATCTCCAGTGATTGTGTAATGGCATTATAGATTGCCTTCTCTTGACAAAACTTTTCGGTGTTGTCTAAAAGCCAATCTTCGTTTGTTTGGTTTGTATCATCTTTGAGTTGTTTTAGTGTCTCTTGGATATTCTTTACAGTATCGTCAGTCGAACCACGAATGTTGTCCACCTCAATGGACAATGCGTCAAAAGTTGGTTGCTGATTATACTTGAGAATGAAGTCGGCCACTTCTTTGAAAAGTAGCCGATCTTCACCATTAGAGAAATACTCCTCTTTGAGGAAGGGTAGGACCTTCCTCGTAAAGGACTCATTCTTGATTAGATTTTTCAGTATCGTTTGTTCTAGTCTCAATGTTCATCCCATTCTCTGCTTCCGATGCATCCAACAATAGTGTATTGAGAATTAGACCTAATACAGTATTGAACTTCTCGTTCTTTCGCAAGGTCATCATTGACAAATCATTTGTCTTGATAATCTCATAATCATATTGGAGTTTCGGCGTGCCATCTTCTTCCATCTTGAATTTGACAACTGTATATCTATAACACACTCCAGCGAATGGGTCAAGCATTAATTCAATCGGGCATGTAGAACCTTCTTGTTTTTCATCAAAAAGGTCATCTCTAAACTTAAAGTCAGTTCCCATTTCCATTAGAAATATTCCTCCAAGGTGCCACACTCCTCAAAAGTTATAACATTATATTTTGAATGCAACAGAGGAGCAATCCATTCATCTAGATTATATAGATCATAATATGAAATTTCTTCATCATTTTGAGCATTCATGATTCCTACGACATCATTCCAGTCAACAACTTTAACGAGAATTTCATCAGTCAATTTAACACCATCTCGTCTTGCTTTTTCGGCTGCAGGATGATTTTCATCTTTTCTCAACTTACCTGCAACACCTTTTGCCCAACGATGTAATCTACCTTGAAAACTACTTTCTGTTCTTCCAACATAAAGACATTCTAAATTAGAATCGATCTTTCGATAAATACAATAGTATCCATGTCGATAAGACATAGAAGGATAATTTCCATCGTCGTCTTTTAGGATTAGATTAACACCTTTATCAGTTTCCCAAGCGAGCATTTTATAAAAAGGATTTTTGTATCCTTCTTTGATAACTTTCTTAGCAAAACTGACACGCTTTTTTGACCAGTTTTCCATCTTATTTCTCCTCAGTCTCGATTTCATTGTATTTGCCATACATGAAATCTGCCTGACAACCTTCATTGATAGCATCTAGTATTTCAGGTGTAAAGAACTTCTCTGGATTCTTCTTGATCTGGCTTTCGAATGCCTTTGAACCATCAGGAAACTCGAACTTGTTTGAAATCTTCTTGACGATACCATAGCGTTCTGCCAAATCAAGCAGACCATAATACTTGTCTAGACCTGCCTGATAGTTTAGCCAAGTCTCAACTTTCTTATCTTCAATGGTCATACGAGACTTCTTTAGATGTGCGGTAATAACTGCACCAGTTCTGCCATTGTCATCGTCTAGTGCCTTATCTTTCTTCTTTGATAGGAAGATAATTGTGGATGCAGCATACTCTAGACCAGAACCACCACCCATCTTCTTCATTGGCACATAAGAGCCAACAACATCATAAACGTGATTGGTGACGATTAGTGGAACCTTAGCCTTACCGAGTTTCAATGTAAGAACACGGAAGGCACCTCGAACCAACTGGGCTCTGGTCATGTCTCTTGTATCTTTACCGTCAGCAATATCTGCCATTTCTTTGTCTGTAGAAAGATTGCCAAGAGAATCCAGAACAAAAAGCATCGGTGGCTTTTCTTTGCCATCAAGATACTTGTCCAGAATCTTTACTGCCTGCGTTCTAAACTCCTGCACAGTAGCCACAGGAACAATGCCAACACGCCTTGCGTCAATGCCACGATCAACAATGAACTGTCTGGAGATAGCGGACTCGGACTCAAAGTAAAATACAAAGCCATTTGCGTTGTCCTCTAGAAACTGCTTTACAACATTCAATGCGTAAAAGGTCTTACCAACAGAAGGCTCACCAGCAAATGCTGTAACCTTGTTCTGTGGTAGACCTCCATAGATTGAACCTGATAGCAAGGCATTCATAGCATAGCTACCTGTGCCAATAAATCCTGACACATCACCAGCAGCAACACCATCATCAACAATACCTGCATACTCGTTATCGATTTCTGATAATAGATTACTAAAAATGTCTGACATAAGAATCTCCTTTTCGTCAGATGAATGTTATTTCAGCTTTGCCGTTATACTCCTTATCGAATACAAACCAAGCAAAGGCAAGCATACCACCTTTGTGGTCGCCGAAACCTTGCCGTTCTGAAAAGACGTAAACATTTCTCAACATGTTCAGTGAGAATAGTTTGTCCCTTCTTTCTTTACCTTCTAAGAAGGTTAGTTTCTGAAAGATTGCAACTTTCTTTCTGGAACAATGTAAAGCATGTATGACAAACTTTGTTCCAATATTGAATGGAGGATTGGTGACAATGTTATCATGTAATCTCCAACTATTCAGAAAGTCAAAATGTGCATCACCGTAGCCACGATCTACAAGGTCGGAGGAGTAAACTTCGTAACCTTGTAGTTTCAAAAGTTTTGAGATTGCACCATCACCACATGCTGGTTCCCAAATATCACCATCAAACTTTTCACGACTAAGAAGTTCTAATGTTGCGTTTGTTGGTGTTGGATAGAAATCATCTTTGACACGATTATTACCATGACCGATTAGACGATGAAGACTTTGAACGCTCACGCCACTTCCTTAAAATAGTTTTGTAACTCCTCACTCATTTCCTTTAGAACATGACCACCTACGCCAATACGGATGACATTACAAAGTTCAACCATATTTTCGGATGTAATCTTTTCGTCAGGCTTGAACTCATAAAGTTTACCTGGCGAATACTTATTGTCTTCTGTCATGAAAAGAAGTCCTCCAAACTAGATGTTCGTTCTGTTTTCCAATCAATAGCATCCAAAATGATCTTGAGTGGTTCGAGGAACGATTTCTCGAATTGTGTATTATAGTCGATATACTTGTGTAAGTCAAACTCTTTAGGTATATCTCCTTGTGGAAATGCAATCACATTTGATTGCACTGTGTTTGGTTCTTTCAGAAACACAAACTTGATCTTCTCACCACCTTTGATTAGTTGATACTTATTAGTAAGTTTATGAGTAGATAGAAAGTGGTTGTATATAAGAGAACCACGAACATGGATAGGACAACCGGATCCATATATGCTTTTCTTGTCTGAATACTTATCCAATCCATTGACGCCACGAGGAAATGCAATGTCCGCCAAAGGTAGAGTTTCAAATTCACTACGGAAAGTCTGAATGAAAGTTTGGATAGCTTCTTCATTTGCGTCAAAGATAACATCAATGGATTCTCTTAGTTTGTCTCTACATGCGGTCGGCGTTGAAGACTTGATCATTTCTAGACCCATAACCTTCTTCTTGGGTTTGGCATACTGCACACCCTCGGAGTTATGGACATTTAGAATGTATCGCTTCTTGGCAGTCCAGATTGCTTTGTCTGCCAAGACCTCTCGCTTCATGACAATCTTTTGCTGAAAGACGTTAGTGTATTCGCCAAGCTCTCCGCAAGCCTTATCAATAACAGGTTGCAATTTACCTTCGCATACTCTGTCCATGAAAGCGATGGCTTTTGCAGTATCCTTAACATCGCCACGCAACGTCTGGCATACCACATCCTTAAGTGCAAGGTAAACTGAATCAGTATCGACTGCAATAACATAATCACTCTCCGTTTTCAGTAGTTTGTTGAGATACTTATTAACCGATTTTTCGATCCAGCGTATTGAC